CGTTTGTGCTGCGCACCCCCAGGGCCGTGCGCAACCAGGAGCGACAGGCGATCGAGGCCGAGCTGGCAACCATCAATGATGCCCTGGGCGCGTTTGGCCGCGGCTCACCGATCGCAATCATCAAAAAGCCCAATGGTGCCCTCGTATCGGTCACCCGGGCAGATTTCAGCACCCTGGTCGAACACAAACGCCGCCTGCTGGCTCAGCTGCGGCATCACAAGTAAAGGAGTTTGCAATGTTGATTCTCACCAGGAGGGAAGGCGAGGTCGTGTGTATCGGCACCGACGTCAGGATAACGGTGCTCGGTATCAAGAGCGGCCAGATCCGCCTTGGCGTGGATGCCCCGAGAGACGTGGCCGTGCACCGCGAGGAAGTGAAGCAGCGCATCGATGCCGGGATTCCGCCGACCGGAGCGTGTGTCTGATCATGATTCGATACGGGTCCGTGTGCTCTGGCATTGAGGCCGCTACCGCGGCATGGCATCCGCTTGGATGGGAGCCCGCATTCTTTTCGGAGATTGAGGCATTCCCGCGCGCTGTATTGCAACACCATTACACAACGCCGGTACACGGCGACTTCACGACAATTGGAGCAGATGATTATGGAACAATCGACCTTCTGGTCGGAGGAACCCCTTGCCAGTCCTTCAGCATCGCAGGACTCCGAGGAGGACTGGACGACGACCGTGGCAACTTGGCCCTCGAATTTCTTCGACTTGCTCAACGCAAAAGGCCCACATGGCTGGTTTGGGAGAACGTCCCTGGCGTGCTGTCATCGAACGGAGGAAGGGACTTTGGTTCCATTCTCGGGGGCATGGGCGAACTCGGGTACGGGTGGGCCTACCGAGTGCTGGACGCTCAGTACTTTGGAGTGGCCCAGCGACGCCGCCGTGTGTTTGTTGTCGGATACCTTGGAGACTGGCGACCTCCCGCAGCGGTACTTTTTGAGCGCCACAGCCTGCAAGGGCATCCTGCGCCGCGCCGCGAAAAGAGGCAAACAGCTCCCACCCTCCCTTCAAGAAGCACTGCAGGTGGTGGCATGGGAACCGACTTCGACTGCGACGGAGGATTGATTGATGTGTCGCCCACATTGCTCGCGCAGGGCAATAAGACTGGTGGGGATAGACCGCCCGGCACAACGGTTGATACCTGCGAGAGCCTCATCGTCATGTCCAGCGGCCAGGCCAATGCCGAGATCACGGTAGACCTGTCGCCCGCACTGAACTGCAACCGTGACGGGGCGCCGATAGCGTTCTCCTGCAAGGATCACGGCAACGATGCCTATGCCGATGTGTCGCCCACCCTGCGATCAATGAACAACGCTGACAGTCACGCGAACGGCGGTGGGCAGGTCGCTGTCGCATTCAAGCCCTCGCACTACACGCGCGGCAAGGACGGTGCGCCCAGTGAGGTAGCGCCGCCGCTTTCTGCTGATGCCGACAAGGGGGATCAGGAGGCGATTGTGTTCCAGCCCCGGTATGCACGCAATGGCAGGGGCGCACCGGACACCGTAGCAGGGCCGCTGACAGCAGAGGCAGGGCGCACCGGCAAGGGCGACTCAGCGCAGTGCGTGGCGTACAGCATCATGCCCATGAACTCAGGCAAGGACTTCAAGGCGCGCGAGACTGAGGTCGCACAGCCGATAATGACGACGCCTGTGGGTGGCAACCAGGGTGGGGATTATGTTGTATCCATGCGTGAATCTGGACAGGGCTATTGGGTCGAGGATGTTGTGGCTGGAACCATTGATGCAAATATGGGGCAAAGCGGTCACGGGAATCGCCCCGCGACGATTGCAGTCGCCTTCGCCCAAAACCAGCGCGACGAGGTACGCACGATGGAGCCGGGAATGAAGCAGCAGACGTATGTGGCAACTCACGATGTAGCGGGAACCATGAAATCCTGTGCGAACAGCGGTGGGTTTTCAAATTCTGCCGACCATGCTGCAGCCGGGTACATGCAAGTCCACGGCATGGCAGTACGCCGCCTCACGCCGGTCGAATGTTCGCGCCTTCAACAATTTCCCGACGACTACCTGGAGTTAAAATATGCCAATGCCAACGAAGCCCACGCCGCTCAAATATTGCATGAGCTGTGGCGAGAAATTGGAGCGAAAGGAATTGCCGCGCAAGAAGCGAACTTCCCGCAAGACGGGAGCGGTGACGTATGTGAAAAACGTCGAATCGCTACTGCACTTTTCACGCCGGAAGTACTGCTCGCAGGCGTGCATGTCGGATGGATTCAGTGGGACCAGGCGCGGCGATCCGCTGAACACCAGAACATCACGCATGTGGGCGCGGCAGGATGGACTGACGGATTCGTGCGCCGATTGCGGGAAGCAGGGGAAGCTGGATGTCCACCATATAGACGAGAATCCTACCAACAATGCGCCAGCGAACTTGGCTACTTTGTGCAGGAGTTGCCACTTGAAACAGCACAGATTAGAGCGTACCTGCAGCGTTCCGAATTGTGGCAGGAAGCACAAGGGGCATGGACTCTGCGATATGCATTTGCAACGCCAAAAGAAATCGAGAGCGGCAAACCTCTGATGAGTGACGGGCCGAGGTACAAAGCACTGGGCAACTCTATGGCTGTGCCGGTGATGCGCTGGATCGGGGAGCGGATTATGGCAGTAGAAGTTTTCACCGTGGCGAACACGAGGGCGAGAGCATGACCGAAGCCGAACAACACCTGATCTACGTGGCCGTTTTAATGGCCCAGGAACTGCAAGAGTATGTGGACGTGGCCATTGATTGTGCGGGTAGCAACTCGGCAGAGCTGGCAACGCAGGAACTGCTGAACGACTGGGAAGCCGCCTATGCCGCGTGCGGGTTTCATGATGATGAGCAAATCGCCGGACTGCGCAGGGCCATTGCTGCAGAGGAGGGCTTTTGCAACTACCAGGTCGGCCACGAAATCGAGGTCGAGCATGGGGAGTTTCGGGAATACATCGGCGAAGGTGCGGACGATGATTGCTATGACGACTCTACCCAGTGCCATCGCTGCTACGGATCAGGAGAAATCAATATCTGCATCGACGATCTGTGTCACGGGCAGGATGAGTGTATGCACGGCGACGGAATAGTTATATGCCCGACATGCAAGGGCAGCGGGGGTGCTCCATGACCGACTTAACGATAAAGGGAAGGGTGCAGAATGACGACGGGGAGGCAGTCGAGATAATTATCACTGGCGGTGATATCGAGGAGTTGATTGAAGCAAAAGCCAAAGAGCGGGGAGTAAAGCCAAAGCAGGGCAAGCTGTCCGCATGGTACAGCTCAGAAATCATCAGCGTAACTGTAAAGCTATGAGGGGCAACCGCAATGAGTGATCGACTTTACACCTGCGATCTTTGCATTAGAGAGGGACACGAGGAGGTAGGTTGTCATTACCCTAATGAACTGATTCAGGCCGGGGAGAATGTTGTGTGCCAAAATTGCTTGGAGTGTGGCGAGTTTCCAGAACTGGACGATTTACCACAGGAGCGGTTCATCCCTCCAGAAGATAGGCGCATCGCAGAGTTGGAAGCCCGACTGGCCTGGCACTACCCCGCCCACAATCTCGACGTGCCGAACCTGCCAGAGCCCGGTCAGAAGGTGGTGGCGTACTACCGAAGCGGTGACCGCATCTGCGGCCCTGTTGTCATGGGCGACCTTAACCGCGACGACGGCCCGCCGACGATTGCAGGTAAATCAATCTACCAGCCTGTTGTGCGCTGGTGTCGAATTCCGGAGGAATGATGGGCGCCCTAATTTCTCCATGTGGAACTTACAGATACTGGCTATCCAGACCGTGTGAGGTTGCCCATCCCGAAACCGGCACCGCGTTGTTTGTGATGCTGAATCCATCAACAGCAGATCATACCAACGACGACCCAACAATCAGGCGTTGCAGGGGCTTCGCCAGGCGCTGGGGCTGCAACGGCTTAAAGGTCGCGAACCTCTATGCCCTGCGCTCTACAGACCCAGCAGGGCTATGGCGGCACCCCAATCCCATTGGGCCAGATAACGATGATCATTTAATGCAACTGGCAGCGGAACACGGTGATGTGGTGTGCGCTTGGGGCGCTAACGCCCAACAACCTAGAGTTGAAACCTTCACTTTTCTGATGGGCAAACTGGGTGTCCGCCTGTGGTGTCTCGGAACGACGAAAGCTGGCGCGCCTCGACATCCCTTGTACGTCAAAAGTGATCAGCGACTTGTCCGCTGGAGCGCGATACCTACAAGAGACGGTGCGATCATCTCTCGCAGCGACTGGAGCAACTTGCTCGCAGTAACGCCGCACTGCGCGGACACATGAAGAGACTCAAGTCGAAGATGAGCGAAGGCAAGTGAGGTAGTGGTGGACATACGAGAGGAAATCAACCGTGCAATTGCCGAGTGTGCTGAACGCTCGATGCGTAAGCCGACTGCGTTGTATCTCGGCAGAAACCAAATAACAGAGGTGTACAGGGTGGCAAGAGAATCGAGTCCCTGTACATACGCACAACCAGAGCGACCAAAATATGCGGGGCTTCTTGTATACGAGGTCAATTCTGACAACCATTGTGTTGCGGCATAGCGCCAGGCGCGGGAGGTAGTGTGAGAGAGGTCACTTGTGATGGGTGCAGTGGAAATACAGACTGCCGTTCACGCATTTGCGCGCACGGCTTCCCCAAAGGGAATTACCCGAACCATGACAGGCCGGCGTGTATGCGGGACGATTTTCCTGAGCTGTTCATGCGAACATCGTTTGACGAAAGCGGCAAGCCACTACTCAAGAGCAACAGCCGATCTCAGTTGTAGCGCCAAGGCGCGGGAGGCAATTTATGAATGACGAAATGTTGATGCAGATGGGCGGCGTGGAGCTGCCAAAGTACAAGTGCCATAAAGTGGTGAGGGCGGCAAAAATTACCGCCTTCAGGGGCGACGGAAACCCGCACCCTGTGCTGGTGTTCGGAGAAATTAACGCGACGACCACTCAACCACCGCAGTGGCACGAAAAACACCAGCCGCACGTCGGCGGGTATTACGTCGTATACGATGACGGGTATGTATCATTCTCTCCCGCTGCCGCATTTGAGTCTGGATACACACGAGCTGAGTAGCGCAAGGCGCGGGAGGTAGTGTGGGCGGCTTATTGGCTTATCAGGGGGATGTATGCGGTTTAAAGATGCAAAGTTGCCAAATGATTGGATTACTGCGGTCATCAGGCGCGAAACACATGGCGACTTGGTTGAAATAGATATCCAAGGTGTGGCGGCTGACAGCATTTACTTAACCAAGGAAGATGCCGCCGCTTTAGGTCGGCTGCTGATTGAGCTTTCGCAGCAGATTTAGCCCTGCATCGCCCGCAACATAAGCGCGTAATGCAGCGCACTGAGACGCCGCTTGATGCCTTCGGGTGTTGATGGTGAGCGGTATTCAGCATTATCAAGGAACTCCCCGGCAGCGACCTCCCATCGCCCATTTCGGACGTGCTCGCAGGCTTTTGGGGACAAGCCTAAGTCTCCGCGATATTCCGAGGCCACAAGCTCAGATTTGAGATAAGGGGGCATCATGCGCCAATCAGGAAACCGTGCAGCACACCTATCAGCGTGGTGGTTAAATGAATCACGGAAGGGCTTATCAAGCCAAATACCCGTTTGTCCGACACCGGATGTTAGGATGCCTTTCGTGTCCTTGTATGGCTCTGTGGCATAACCCTCGACCATGACCACCCTGCGCTCCATGTCGGTCAGCAGGATGCCTTCTTTGGCCTCTAGCGCGTCGCACGCTGCTTTTCCGTGGAAGATTGTCATAGCTGTGCCACCAATGCTGAAATAGCCCAAACGATGGATATGATGATGATAGAGACTGCGGCCAACACGATGAACGCTGCGGCTTTGGCGGCTCTCATTTCAGGCTGTCCAGTTTCTGCGTTTTCTCTTTGCTACCCGATGAACTGCCAAACCAGAAATTCATTTGCTGCATCAGAATGCCGGTCAGCGTGCCAAGCAGGAAATTAGCAATATCCCGCATAGATGAATGCACCACTTCCTGCCCGGTAAATATTTGCCCGATCAATACAGCGAACACGCTGCAAAACAGCACCGTCAAAGCGGTCTGCACAAGCGTCCCTTTGCTTTTCGCCAAATCCCTGGCTGATAACCTATCTCCGGCGTGAATGCGCTCTAAATCAATATCCAGCGCCTTCATATCGCGCTCAAACTGCGTATTCACTTCCCTTAACCGCACCAGCACATCAGGATTGCCGGATAGCACAGCGGCCTCTACATCGCTCTCAGTGGCTCCGTCGCCCAAACCTAGCGCCTTGCCTGCCATTGACACCGCAACGCCCGCCAGCGGCCCACCTAGAGCTGTGGCGATAGCCGGGGCGACAGTAGCTAGGGTTTTCTTCCAGTCCATTCAGTGCTCCTGATGATTCCGATTCTCTTTGGCCATATCCATCAACATCCCTTTGATGTCGCGCAATTCTTCGGTTTGGTTTTCCTGTATCTGCTTTTGATACTTCTGGTAATCATCTTGTGATCGCTTCATCACCTCTATATCGGTTTTCACCTTCGTCACGTCAGCGGAAAGCACAATTAGCGCCTCTTTGTTATCGCCTGACGCTTCCAAGGCTTCGGCTATCGAGCCTGTGATCGACTGCCAAAAAACTCCGGCAACAAACATCGCGGTTATCAGTCCCCCAATGAACTCCACGGATACCAGTTTCGCCAAAAACTGGTTGGATACATTGGCGAACAGTCTCATACAGCATCCTTATTTTTCTCTGCGGCCTGTACCGCGTCTTTGATGTGGCTTAAATTCCGGTTGATGCACTCAAGAGCTAACGCCATTCGTAAAATAGCGTCTTTTAGCTCATCGTCTAAAATCATTACACAATCCATTCGATTAAAATGGCACCCGAACCGCCTGCGCCACCCGCGCCGGAAGTCGCCGCAAATCCACCTGATCCACCACCGCCCGCACCGGAATTAGCCGCCGCCGCAGTGCCTGCCGTACCATTGCCCGCGCTACCAGCCCCGCCCGCGCCAAACAAACCGCCACCACCGCCACCACCACCAGCGTAGGGGTATCCGCCGTCAGGCGCACCGCCTTCGCCAGCGTTACCACCCATGCCAGGGACGCCTCTGATCCCTATGCCTGTTGAGTCTGTCGCCGCCGCACCACCCGCACCGCCAGCGGAGCCAAAGCCGCTACCACCCGCCCCGGCAAGTGCGCTACCGGCTGAAATTCTTACCGCGCCTAGACCACCTTGCCCACCGGAAAGCACCGCGTCAGTAGCTGCGTTGATAGCGCCAGAATCTACAGCGACGGCGGAATACCCGCCGACCGTTCCTGGGTTGCCGCTAATACTACCCGTAGCGCCTGCACCGCCTGCACCGCCAGCACCGATAACCACGTCTAGCTCTACTCCCGGCGTTACTTTCAGCGGCCTGCGAATACAATACGCCCCACCAGCTCCACCGCCGCCACCCGCGCACGAGTCGCCGACTGATGTGCTATCGTTGCCGGAACCACCGCCGCCGCCGCCGCCAGCGCCTGTTATATAGATAACCTCCGTGGTAGGCGTAAACGTGCCGGTACTGGTAAATAACTGTGCTTTTGGCGAGCCTCTGTAAAAATCGCTTAAACTACTCATATCAGTACCCAGCCTCGTGTAGTCATGTAAACCAGTTCGATTGATGCGTTATTCACATTGCAAGCCATGTCGGTTGTAGAATTCATTATCTCTGAACCGTTCCGGCCTAGCGTTAAGTTGTAAGTGTTGAACGTTCCGGCATAGTCCACAAAGCCCACCGTGTCACCTACAGTCGGGGTAATCGGGAGCGTTGCGGTGAATGCTCCCGCACTGGTGTCAGTGAAATACCGCGCACCAGCAACCGCATTAAACGCGCCAGTTTTGACCGTGTAGTCATTCCACAGCGATCCGCTAAGCGGTCGCCATTGTGTCGGGCTTGATACCGGCGTGTTCCCCACGTTTGTCCCGACAAGCGAGATATACAGCAAGTTATTGCTAAGGCACACGTCGCCTATTGAGTAGCTGAAATTCGCGTTGTAGACGTTGATAAAACGCAATTCCGCCCACTGCGCTGGGCTTGTCGCGGGTGTGTTGCCGGAGTTGCTGGATATGAGTGAAATGTAGTAGTTACCACTGGCATCAACCACAATCGTGCCAACGTTATAAACCACGTTTCCCATCCAGATAGTGAAAGCATACTCGCCGATGGCTTGGCCTACAGGGTCAGCGGTGTCTACGGTTACGTTTGTCGAAGTCTTTATAACCAGCTTCGCCTGCCCACTGAAAAACACGTCAGGCTGTCTGCCATCGGCATCTAAAACAACAGGGTTAGTATTGGGTATCGTCTCCGCGTCATCGGAGTACGTTGTTAAAGCCGTGAGCGTGGAAGGCTGGTAAAAGTACAGCTTGCCCCGCGATAAAGGCTTGCCGTTGTCGTCGAACCATTGATCGCCACCCCATCCGAATCGACTCACGATAATGCACTCCCATGATTAGGATGATAGTTAAGCCTGTTCTCTGCTGACTTCCTAGCACATACGGCTTCAAAAAAATTGGTGCTTTCTTTTATTGTCACTTGCTTCCCATTGGTCTTTATTTTTGCGGCCCAGATGCGCCTTTTTGCTCTCCAATAAACGCCCGCAACACCGGCGCTGTTTTTGCAGTTCATTTTTTGATTGCGCTGATTTTCTGTTCTAGTCGCATTCCGCAAATTACATATCCGGTTGTCTGCCCTATTATGATTTATGTGGTCTATGAATTCTGGCCATTCTCCATGCACATAAAGCCACGCAAGCCGATGAAGCATGTATCGTTTCATGTCAACCCTAGCGCACAAATATCCATCAGGGCGCAACCCGCCAACTACAGAGCCGATTTCTGTTCTCGGGCCTTGGTCGGCGTGATTTTTAAGCGTAAATACGCCGGTATCAGGGTCATAGTTAAGTCTATGCTTTAGCCTCTCCTGAAACTGCGTTATATCCATCATTATTTAGACTCCTTCAGTAGTTCCCGCATGGCTTTCATTGCCCTTTCTTCGTTGATTCTCGCGGCTTTCTTCCAAGCGTACTTGCCGCCTGCCGCAAACATGCCCGGCACAGTCATCTGTGGTAAGTCAAACCCGCGTTGCACGGCTTTATCAACGTCACCAAACAGGGATGTTTTAGACGCGGGGCCGAATACCTTGTCTAATTCGTCGGCATACCCTGCCAATCCAATCAGGTCATCATTTTCAAGCATTGCAGGCGTTACGCCGCTGCGGGCCTGAATGGGTTTGTAAGGGACCAATTCAGTGCCGGGGGTGATGTACTTGCGGGCTGTTTCATCCAGCCGCGCAACAGAGTCACGGAGGTATCCGTTAGACTGCGCATTGCTCAAAAACCGGCGAGTCAGTGACCCCATTGTCAGGGCGGCGCTATCGTCTGTCGGGTCGAATTTCTTACCGGCAATGTCCTGAACCTCATCCAGTGCGCCGCGAGTCTCTGCGTACTGAGTATTTACTTTGTTATATTCAGGGAATTGAGTATCCAATACCCCATCAAGGTCATGCCGCAGACCCTTAATAGCCCGATCCAGTGAGCCAATCATCCCCGACTTGCCTTTTCCGCTTTTGGCATAATCCACGTTGTTATCAATCCATTTTTTCATTACGTGAACATCAAACCCATCTAACACCCCATCCTGCCGGGTAGTTCTGAGGCGCTTCAATATGCGGGCGGCTTCTTTTTGGACCTTCGGCATGTCCTGAGTCGCCGAACCCTGTATCAAATCCAGCGTATTGGTGGATGGGTTATATTTCATTCCCATTTCTTCCAATGTATGCAAAAATTTGCCTACAGCGGGGGAGA